ATGGTTAAGAAGATGAAGTCAGAAGCTTATGCAAAAAAAAGATGGCCATCTTCAACATACGGAGTAGCACACTTTAAAAGAGGAAGTGATACTCCTATGACTTTTTTTGGTCCAGACTATAAGAGTGCTTCTGACCAACAAAAAATAAATCGCAAGGAGACAGGATGGACAGGAAAAGGAAAATATACATTTTCTGATTTTGAACATACTGCTGATCGATTTTTAAAGAAAGGTATTCCAAATATATTGAAAGCTGCAGGTCAAGTAAAAGGATTTTTTGGCCGAGGTCTATACGGAGGCCAAGGAGCCTATACTGACAACCAACTGATTGAAGGTGGTTTACCAGCTCAATCAGTAATGGCAGCTAATGATGAAACCGACACTATCACAATTAGTGATCGGGAGTTCGTAAAAGATATATTTGCTCCTAGTATAGCTAGTGGATCATCATCATTTGCACAACAACAAATACCAGTTAACGCTGGTTTACCACAATTTGCACCAAATTTGTCACAACTTGCTTGCAACTATACAGAGTACGAGTTGATACAACTTGTTTATGAACTAGTACCTGTTATTAGTGAAAGTAATGTAAACAACGGTCAGACTGGTACTGCAATGATGGTGTTTAACTACAATCCTAACGAGGATCCTTATGACAATAAGGAAGACGTTATGCAAGCTCACGGGAGCGTATCTGGACGTATTGTTGATTGTTTACGTGCTGGTGTCGAATGCGACCCAAATAAAACTAACAAGACGGAATTTTTTGTACGTACTGGTCCTGTACCATACGGTAAAGATTCTGATGAGTATGATATGGGCGTATTAACAATCGCCACTAATAACATACCAGCAGCTTTCTCGAATACACAACTATTTGAGTTATATGTTAGTTACACAGTACAGTTAAGAAAGCGAAGAGCAGGAGCGATGAGATTATTAAACCAACAAAGAGATTTATTTGTTTCCTTTAGAAATCACTCTGGTCCTGGCGACTGCTGGGGTGCAGGTGATTTTGTAAGCGGTAGCGATGGTGTGTTGGTTGCACAGCAATCTAACATTGGTACTGTACTAAGTTCATCTGCAAACAAAACAGCTGTTATTACGTTTCCAGCAGATTTTAATGGATTTGTTGAAATTAAAGCTAATATAGAGGGTACCTCATTGGCTGGAACAAATGGAATATCAGGCACAGCAAGTGGAAATGTTTCCACAGTTGCTGATATTTTAACAGCATTAGGAACAGCTGGTGATACACCATTAGCAAGTGAAGCAATCTTGGCTACATATGGATGTCACTATAGAGGACACTTTAAAGTACGTTCAAGTACTGGTGGAGTTGAAAACAAAATTACTTTAGTTCATGACTTAACAAGTGCTAATATCACAGGATGGTCAGTTGAGATTAGTGAACTATCACCAGCCATGTGGAGTTCACGTTCACAACCAAAACCATTACTACTAAACCAGAAGGATTTAACTTTAGTTACCTATTAAGCAAGCCCCCCAGAGGGGGGGCGCGCAGTGGGGGGGAGTTTAGGGTTTAAGGAAAATGAAAACTAGGGTTAGGGTTAGGTTTCTATTTTTAGCGTTTTGTAAATAAAGTATTATTTAATTAATTTATGAAGGAAAAAAACGTTGACTGCTTTTTTGATCTAATTTGCAATCTGAGGAGTACATACGAATATATAAAGGAAGAGTTTTTTGATTGGTACTTTAAGAAGGACAATAAGAAAAAACGATAATGGCATCACGATATTTTCATATTCCGATTTTAAGAGCAGCATTTTATGAAGGTGATAATGCACTGGGCATTGCCCCAGGTAGTTACAGACAAGGTGATGGCTTTTGGGATATTCGTGACATGTATGAAAATTTACATGGTCCAGTGCAATTGCAACGTATGAAAATCCCAATAGAAGATCCTGATGTAATGGAGAGGATAGAGATGCGTGAACAACTTAATAAGTTTTTAAAAGAGGAACGAGAGAGAAGGTTTTTGTTAAGCAAAAAAGCACCTTTACATAGGCCATATGCAGAAAATGTTCGAATAAGTCAAAGAGGATTAGAACATTTAGAGTTAAGCCCTTACCATGAATTTTTTGGAGCAAGCGAAGTTGATCCTAGATATACAGTAGCACAAGAAGCTGCTGCTAGTCGTATTGGACAAAATTTGTCTTCTATGATGTACAATGTAGAACGAGATAAGATAATCAATTATCGTGACAAAATGCATTTTGCTAATCAGAGATCAATGCGAAATAAAAGGGCTTATAGAGTAGCAACGAATCGCATTAAGCCGTTTATAAAACCAATTGATATTGCGATAAAAAAGTTTTTATAAGATGGACCATAGGTTGTGGGTTAGTATTACCCCACAACCTATGGTCCAATGGTCCAAAAGTAGCCGTTGATATAGCCGTTATAACGGATATATTAAAAGGCTTGAAATTTGGTACCATAAATATTGTAAATAAATATATTTATATATAAATTATTGTTTACAATTAATGTAACAATGTATTTAATCATTGAACGCCGTTGACAGGCTAAAATGATTTCTTATATTGTTACAATCTTTTTGCCTGGGTTCGATGTACTTCAAGTGCTCAACCAGTGGCATTTTTGCCGGTGGTGACCACGTCAGTACGAAGTGCTCAAGTAGTGGCATTTTTGCCGGTGGTAAAAAATCAGCCATATAGAATTGAGTAAAAAATACATATAATGTATTATTTAATCAATTATACTGAAAAAAACTAAGTTTTGATATAAATATAATTTATATATAAAAATTTCACAATGGCTGCATATTTTGATGTAGAAGCACGTGGTGCAAACGATTTTTCTGATTCTGAAGTACCTGAAGAGATATCAAGTAAGAAATCATATGACTACTGCTTTACACTCAATAACTATGTCTTACCGGATGATTTTGAATTTATTAGGACTTTTGCAAGCGAGTGCTCATATCTCGTGTACCAACACGAACGAGGAGAGTCAGGAACTCCGCATTTCCAGGGATTCTTTAAATTCAAATCAAGAAGAAGTTTCCAGGCGATTCGTAGACGACTTAGTCAGAATGGACGCTGCCGATTCCATCTTGAAGTTAGGAGAGGGACAATACCCCAGGCGATCAGTTACTGCACAGACATCAGCAAGCGAGACGTCGAGTCTAACGCAGATATCATCGAGTATGGAACTCGACCAGCTGGTGGAGGATCTAGGACTGATATCAGAGATTGCGTCGGCGCTGTCAAGCAAAATAAATCAATGCGAGATCTCTTTGATGAACATCCAGAAGTCATGGTCAAGTATGCCAGAGGAATTGCCACGGCCAGAATGGTTTACGCACAACAGCGTAACTTCAAGACCATTGTCAAATGGTATTATGGCCGCACTGGGACTGGAAAATCAAGAGCTGCCTGTGATGAAGCGGGCGATGGAGCGTACTGGAAAGCCGGCGCAAGCAAATGGTGGGACGGTTATGACTCGCAGGAAACGACAGTCATTGATGACTACCGCTGCGACCTTTGCCCCTTTCACATCTTGTTACGATTGTTTGACAGGTACCCAGTGTCCGTGGAAGGAAAAGGGGTCTGTATGCAGTTCGTCTCTAAGACAATAATAGTCACTGCTCCACATAGACCCGAGAAAATGTGGTTAACAAGATGTAATGAAGATATAGAACAATTATTGCGAAGAATAGAGGAAATAAAATTATTTGGCGAAGAACCTGAAAATCCAGAACCAAATATTTTACGAACTTTTAATATTTAGCGTTTTGTAAAAAAAGTATTATTTAATTAATTAAATTAATAAAACAAAATGCCAAAACGCTCAAGATCTACTTATACTCCATCAGCATACAGTGCTGCCAAAAGGCAGATGGCCATTGACTCGATGGTTAAGAAGATGAAGTCAGAAGCTTATGCAAAAAAAAGATGGCCATCTTCAACATACGGAGTAGCACACTTTAAAAGAGGAAGTGATACTCCTATGACTTTTTTTGGTCCAGACTATA